TCTGCTGCACCTGGTTCTGGTTTTGTTAAGTTTAGATTAGTTGTATATGTATCTGCCATTTAAGCTGCCTCTTGTTTGTCTAATTCAGTCCAATTTGTTGATGGGTTACTTTGATCTGTCCATGTTGCACTTGCAACTATCTGATCTGTCCATGTATCGTCTGGAACAATTATATCTTCCCATTTTAGACCACCAACAGCTACAAGGCTACTGGTTTGGTTGATCGTTGATGCGGCTGCGAATGTTGCTCTACCTGTTGCATCAAAGCCTGATGTTTGTGCAATGGTTGAGAAACCAGCTACGGTTATAAATGCCTGTGAGTCAAAGTCTGATACTGCTGCAATGGTTGCATTAGCACCATGTGTTTTTCTGCCTACTGCATTGACATCTGATACAGCTACAATGTTTGCAACTGCTCTATCAATTTGTGTACCAGTTGCAGTAAAGCCTGAAACAGCCTGTATGACTGCTGTAGGTACATCTATTTGTGTTCCAGTAGCGGTAACTCCTGAAACGACTTGAATGGTTGCTTCGGCTTGAAACGCAAGATCGTTATACTTTGATCTTGAGTAGTAGCCTTTGTTATAGCCTATACTGGCCATGATCTTAAGCCAGTGTTACGTCTAAATCACCAGTGTTGAATCTGAATACATCTCCTGTACTTACAACTTTTGATGTAGTTAAGTTTGCGTATGCTAACAAGTTTCCTGATGATAGTGCATCAAAGATACCAACTGCAACGACTGTTCCGTAGTTTGCTGTAGCTGTTGGATATTCAACTGCACCTGTGTTACTTGCTGTTGTTGGGTTAGTTCCAGACACAGTAAATGCTGATGTCTTTCTTACATATGCTCCGCCAGATACTTCAGTTCCACCGCCTGTATCAGTTGGTGCTACTGTATATAAAGCAACATATAATGTTGACGGTGCTGAATAAGCATTGCCACCAAAGACATGCTCTAAGACCTTGTCTTCTAAATAATCACTAAATCCTGCCATCGTATTCTCCTTTAATTACCGTAGTAGTAATTTCTTTTTTGTTTTGTTCCGTAAGTCTTTCTTCTCATCATTAGAGAACCCTTACCAAATGCAGCTTTCTCTTGAGCAAGTCTCATTTCTTCTAATGCTTTCTCAAACTGTTGTGTGAACATTGCTATTCTGTCGTCTTCCATCAAGTAGATAGAAGCGTGTTTCAATGCACCATATAAGTAAACATCTGGGTTTGATACTGATACAAAGTTAGTTGTATTGGTATCACTCAGTGCATTTATTTTACCATAATAAGTTAGCTGTAGGGTGTAAGGAACGTCAGGAGTTGGTGCTAATTCTATAGTACCATCAACCATTGCATAATATACTGGTTGACCTGTTGAGTTGTTATTTGATTTTCTATAAACATCTAAAGATTCTATAGACTGTTGAAATAACGGACTGAAATCATTTGATGTTATTTCTACATTGATGGCTTCTAACCAATCATCTGGTACTGCTAAGTATTGAGCATCTGCTGTTGCAGTAGCTCTTACAATCATGTCTTTTGTTCTTAACTTTCTGTTAAGTTCAGCCTCTACATTATCAATAAATGTATCTATGGTAGATGTTAAATCTGATCTGTTTAGATAACCAGCTATGGCTGTTTTTAATTCTGCATATGTCATACTTTACCTTGCCAAGTTCTAAAGACGTTATTGTCTGGATTGTTTAGCCATTGTTTCCACTTTGCGGAATCCTGTGACCAACCTTCTCGTAATGCTTTTTGCCAAATTACCATGGGTACTTCAGCTATGTGTCGCATATCTTTTCCAGGCTTAGGTGTATTGTCTCTTAGTTTCTTAACGTGGTCAATGACAGGAGCAACATCTTGAGTTGTGTGATAGACAAACTTGTCATCCTCTGTAATGAACTCTGATTTGTAACCAGTTTTGTGGTCGGTGATTGTACGTTTTTGTGACATATTTAATAAAGGGTGGGAAGGCCGAAGCCTTCCCTAAGTTTAACTAACTTATGAAGTTGTTAAGTCTGCGACTATACCGTGAGCAGCTTGGTTGCTCATTTCTAATCCATACTCACATAAAATCATTTTAGTTACTGCATCACCTACTGTAGCGATATCAACTGTTTTAAAGTCTCTTAAGAAAGAAACTTTAGCGAAGTCTGGATCAACTAATAAAAGTGATCTTTCTCTACTGAAGTTAGACGGTACTATTTTTAACTCACCAAAGTCTGATGCGTAAATAGAAACAGAAGCCTCTACTGTGTTTGCATCAATCATTTGTCTTGCTGAAGCTCTACCTGTGAAACCAGATATTTTTTGCTTGTTAACTGGGCCACAGATTGCCATTGAAGGCTCTCCGCCATTAGCAAAACAGTCTTGTAATACAGACTTTAATAATGTTTCTGTTAAAGCTCTTTGTGTTCCATCAGTTGGAGCAGCACCGTTACCAGCTCCTGAACCACCAGTTCCTCTTGATACGTTTGATGTAATCCAAGATTCGAAACCACCAGTTACTCTTGCTGTTGTAGCATTACCAGTTGTTTTAGCGCCTTTTTGACAAAGTGCTGTTTCCATATCTCTTTTTAGAGCTTTAGACATGATTGCTAGTTGGTGAGCCATTTCTGACTTTCTTCCAGCTGAATCAGTTGCTTGTTGTGAACCAGTCACAGTTGCGTCTCTTGATGAGATTTGAGCCACATTACTAACTCTTGTAGTTGGTGCAGTTTGTGATCTTGCTAATTCAAAACCCTCTAATTGACCAGCTCCAGTTGCTGTTGGTAATGTTTCTGTTTGCCAATCAAAAACTACGTTGCTGATTGAATTTTTTCCGATTGAAGACATAAAAGGAGTAGTTTGCGGAGAGATGTTGTAAATAACATTACTTAACTGCTCTCTGTTACCCTTAGCCTCGTATGTATCAAATGCGTTTGTTACTTGTGCCATGATATTTTCCTATGTTTAAAAGTTTATATAATTTGTTCAAATAATTTAGCCGCATCCTGGACTTTGCCAGTTTTAGCTAACCTTTGATGCGCTCTTTTCGCTGGTGTTGAACTTTTAGGTACATTTGAAGTGCCAGGTCGGGCGGTTCGAGCTGCCGCTTTCTTTTCAGTTGGCTTTACTTTAGTAGCTTGTTGTGTCTTATGTTGTAACCATGCGTTTCTTAAACCAAGTAAAACTCGGTAGTCGTAAACGCTGTCCATCTCTTGAGATGAATAGCCTAAAACATTAACACCATAATCCCGAATAGAGTTTTTTTCTTTAACTGCTATTTCGTTATCTTGCCATTCTGGAATTTGTGTTAGCAATTGTTCATTACCGTACTTGACGAACTTTTCAAGTTCTTCATGTTGCTTAGCAGCTTGTTCCTGTTGGAGTCTAGTTGCTTCAGCTTCTGCGGCTTGTAACCTTTGCTTCTTCTCATTCCATAAGTCTTTTTCACGGACATAGGCAATAGGATCAGTATCATAAAGTGCATTCCAATCTGGCTCGTTTCCTAACTCGCCTTTCAAAGTCGCTTCCAGTTTTGGTAACAACTGCGAATAAATTGCATCTTTTTGAGAAACCTCTTTTTGTTGAGCTTCAATAGCTTTACGCTGTTCAGCTAACTCTTGAGTTTTTCTCGTATAATCTCTTTGGCGACTGTATCCACTTTGGAGTTCTTCAAGCGTGACCTGGGTATCTTCACCATCTACTTTAATAGTATATAGCTGTGGTTGCTCGGACTCCTCTACTTCAACTTGATCTTCTTGAGGTTCGTCTTCATCTTCTTCAAAGTCGTCTTCTAAGTCTTGGTCTTCTTCAATGATTTCATCATCTTCAATGACTTCGTCTTCGTTGACTAATTCTTCTGATGGTTGTTCTAGTTCGTTTTCTGGTTGTTCCGATGGAGTCAAAAAACTTTCGAAAGATTGTTCTGTCTGTTCTAAATTTGTTTGTAAACCAATCGGCTTTGCGTTGTTGGTCATATTCATTCCTTAAAAATGTAAAGTAGTATTTTAACAATACTAAATTAAATTTTACACAACTTTATGCAATCTTCCTAGTTGTGACTTTGTGATCTTACCCTTCTCTACTATTATTCTTAAATGTTTTTCTATTTCGGGTAAAAGTTTGATTGCTTTGTGTAAATTTTCTCTTTTATTTATATCACTGTCTTTGGACAATAACCATAAATTTATGTAGTCATCTTTAAGATTGTTTACAGCGTGTTTGAATGTTTCTGAGTTTAGAATTAACTCTGCTTCGTTTGAGTTTAAGATATCTTCTTGTGAGGGCATACTAACCTATGTTGTCTATTAGTCTTTGTAGTCCAGAATAATCAAAACCTTGATAGCCACTTTTACCAACTTCTTGTTGTGTGTAGCCTTGAGGCATTTGTGATGAATAGCTTTGACCTTGGCTAATCATATTGTCTACGTTAGAACCATCTGCGATTGATCTAGCATAATCCAAACCAGATGAATAAGTGTTATCTGGAATCATAGAATTAAATCTATTTAGTCCATCAATGTTTGTTCCAAAGTAATCATAAAAATCAAAATCCCTTATTGGACTTCTATCTCTGTCGTCATACTTGGACATTTCAATAGGCTCTGGCTCTGTGTTTGCAAATAAACCTTTTGGTATGTTTTCAAAGTTCATTCCTACTGGCCCAATAGTTTGTCCAGGATTAAAGTCTTCTTCTATAAAGTCGTTAGTAATACTAAAACCAGGCTGTCTATTGCTGGACATTTGGTTCGTTACTGCTGGTAGTGTTGGTACGTTTTGTATTTGTGGTGCATCTACAGCAGGAGTGATTGCATAAGATGGTATGTAGTTTAGATTGTTATTTAAGTGATCGTATCCTGGCATAATTAATTCCTAGTTAGCTATTAGTTTATCAATTTTTTCGTCTAATTTGTCTAGTCTGTCAAAAATTCTTTGCATGTCTAAATGCAAATCTTGTTTGGTTGCGTAGCGTGTAGGTATTTCTTCTCTTGTTTTATTAACCAATATTTCAACCCTTTTGACATCAGCAGCGTTAGTGCGGATGCTGTATATAATAGGAACATAAACGAGAGTAATAATCGCGTTCCAAAATAAAATAGGGTTGTCCATCAATAACTCCAAATGTGTGGCCTTGGTCTGTTTTCTTTTTCTTCCGAGATGTCTAAGTGTATAAAACGAGCATCTCCTTTTTGATTCACACCAACGCCAGTAAATCCATAATCTTTAGCTTTTGATACTATGTTGAGTGCTTTGCTTCCTCTTACATATACATCAGCAGCCAATCCTTCTGCATGAGTACCTGGTGTTTTCTTTCTCGCTTCTATTGGATGTTCTTCGCATCTGTAACCAGATGTAATAATAAAAGGAAAACCCAGCTCAGTTCTAAGTGATTGTAACTTATTTATTAGTTCGTGTGAAATACCATTTTTACCACAATGTTTGCAAGAAAACTCTTCTTCTTTGAAGTTTTCCCAAGTCATCTTATATAACCTTTTACTATTAATTTAATCATTTTTTTTCTAACTCTTTTTTATAAAATTCTATTTCTGTTTTTAAAATTAATACTTCCTTTTCTAATTCTACTACTTGTTGCTCAAGTGTTCTAATATCTGGGAAGATATAGTTGTTTTGATTTCCTCTGAGGTTTCTAGTTTCTTGTGCGTTTGTATCTATCTTTTCGGTAATGTTGGCATAACCCCAAACTCCTAAAGATATAGCAACTACTATTTGTGCAAGGTAAGGAAGCGATATGCTTAAAGAAGATTTATCATCTACTTTGGCTATCTGGTTCATTATTTTCCAACGCCTTTTACCCTTTCATAAGATCGCATACCGCCAAGACCAAGCATACCCATAAGGACAGGTAGCATCGTTGATGTATCTGCTTGAGGTACAACAATACCAAAAGGTGCAGCGAGAGGACTGATTAAAAAGTTGACTGCAAATCCTGCAACACATATCCATGCTGTAGCTGGTCTCCAAGATGATTGAAACCAGTTACCCTTGGCTTCTTCTTTGTTAACTTCTATTTGTGCTTTAGCAATTTCATGGATGTGCTTTTGCGACATGGTTGCGATTTCATGTGCAATCTTTTGTTTTGTATCCGCGTCTGGAATAAACTTATCTAGTAGTTCGCTTAC